GGGGCGACAGACTCTACAAACTCTTTCCAGTGAGGCATGACCTGAAGCTCAGCAACAAGCCCAACACCATTTTCGTAATAAGCATCCTCTGACAGAATGCCCATTAGGTTCTTGGGCGAACGAACTTCATCCTCGCGGCTGGGGTGATCCACATAAGAGTGGGTTCCCTTGGGGAACGCCTTTGGGCCATACTCGCGGAGCATCGCCTCCGGGTAAGTTCCAGACGATCCTTTACCAGGCGTGATCAAAACAGCACGCCAATTATTGCCTACCTTGGTGGGCGCTTGTGCTTGTTCCTGGAAGATTGTAGACATTGTAACAATAATATCACGATTTATCTAGGGTTATTTTGCGTATCCCTATTTCCGTTGTCACCATCAGAAAGATCATCAACACCCGCACCGGAGTTACCCTGGCTGCTGGCAACATTGTTCGGATTTCCCGAACCAACAGTCTTACCCGTCGTGGCGAACCCGCCCTCGTTGTTGGGAATTAAAACCCCGGAAGGAACACCCCCCGGAGCTTCAATGCCAAGCTGTTCGGCCATAGCACTCTGCATAATCCCGGCATCAAACAGTCCCGTCATCCACGCCTGACCCAAAGACTGCACGCTACGGTACGCAGGGTCAACAATAATGTTATTGAATGTCACGCTAGGTTCCGGAACACCAATCACCCGCAAGACCCGTAAGAAGAAGTCAGACCAGTTACCCTGGCGTGCGTAAGCAGCATTAAGTGTCGATTGGTCCAGAACCTGTGCGCCACCACCGGCACTCTGCCCAGGACCAGATAGCAAGGCGTCCACGGAAACTTCCATGGCAGTTGCAGCCATTGCCGCCAACGGTTGCCCGGTAGCAAGATCGACCGAGTTGTTCCTCGGCATGGCGCTCATCTCAATATCAGCACCAGTCACGGCTGTTGCCGCAACTTCCCTGTTGTTGATGAGCTTGGAACTAATGTTCGCTCCGCCCTTGGCGGTCTTCGACTTGACCTGCCAGGCAATGCTCGACAAAGCCTTTAGCATCTTCGAGCCGTCCTTGAGGTACTCAGAGTAAGCCCAAGTCCAAGGCAAAGCGGGAAGTGAATCAGGGACGCCCCACAGCGAGCCGGTCTCATCGTTCGACTTGGAATCAATAATCACAAAGTTACGGTCCACCGGAATGTTGTTAATCCGTGCAACGGGGGTATCCACATAGTCCAGCGGATACCAAACCTTGATAGTCTCCGCGGTATAAGTAGCGTAAGGGTCCGTTACGGGCTGGCGCTTCTCATACTCGCGCAAATAGTAACGAATGATCTCAGGGTCGTCAGGGTCGGTAGCCCAGCCAGCTATTTCGTCAAGTGGTACACGACTAAAGCGACGATTCCGCTTGTCGTAACGTACAAAAAAGTTACCATCAGTAAATAGCGCTCTTTCATTCTTTTTGCACGCAGCCTCTCCGAATAGTACCTGCTGGTTAATAGGATCGTCAACAATAGCCTGAAACCGTGGGGGCAACGGGTTGCTCTTTGAGGACATCTTGAAACCGCGACCAAACACGTAAGAAGCACGCAACATCGCGCCACGCTTCAACAAAGGGTTCGAAGCGGACTGCCGACGCGACTGACGCGCCACAACCTTTACATCCTCTAAACGAATGCCTTCGTCGGTGAACTGGTTGATCGGCGACCAACCCTTCTCATCGAAGTCCAGAGTCGCCCGAGCCAGTGCAGAATAAGACTCTGCCAAAATCTCGTTATTCTGAGAAAGCTCTTGAATTTCCTTCAAAAGCCCTTCGGAATTATCAGAAGAACCAGTAAACCTGTCAAAAATACCCATGAATCAAGCTTACCAGTAAGAATCGTCGTAGAACGAATGCCCCTCATACAAATCTTCAACCGCCGTCACAATCTGACCAGGACGCAAACCTTCAAACCTATCCATATCAATCACTGACAGGATCGCCGCATCCAAACTGTCCGGGGAGGATAGCCCGTGCTTCTTCATCTCGTCCTTGGAGGTCATCTGAATAGAACCGCGAGGCGAAAACTTATAAGTCTGGCTTATCAGCTCTTCCCTTAAGCCGTTATCCTCATAATCCAAATCAATTTTTCCGTCCCCCATCATCTCCCGAAAAGTATCGTAATGCCACGCCCTAGCATTGAGCCAACGGCTCGGATCAGGACTAGCAGAAGCATTATTAATAGCCCCAATGCTATACACAGCATCAGCAAACTCATCCAAGCGAGCCAAAGAGTCAACAACACCACCACCAACACCGTTGACGTCAATGTTGACAACGCCCGCCGCAACCCTTTGAGCATGACCGTGCACCCTTCTCGCAGTTTCGATTAAGTCAAGCTTAGACCATGCATCAATCTTTCTGACTCGCCCCCCAATGTTTTCGTAAAGAACATTCTCGTCAGAACCAAACCGCGCAACGTCCAGCCCCAACACCGGGCGCACGGCAGCATCCTCTTCAATAGTCTTATCGAACGCAGTATCCAGCACAGTCTGCGCAAAGAAAGTATTATCCGCCTCGTCCGGGAATTCCCCCAGCACTTTGGCCTTGTAGCGTGCGGAGTCCTCGCCCCAGGCCCGTTGCTTGTGCTCAACCCACTCAACGCTGGTAAGGCCATTTAAAAAATTTTTCTGATCCTCTTCTTCCGAGTAAACAACTTCCTCAGTAAATGTTGGTAAATCGAAAGCGCTAATCGTGTGGAGATTCCAGTCCTGGGATAGTTTAGGATCAGTGAAAATTCTATGAAATTCAGTTCCTCTTCTATCAGGGTTGCCAATCGCGAGAATACGCGAACCCGCTCCAGTGGCAACCGCCTCAGCAGCCGTAAACATGTCTGTAGGAAGTCCGCCAGCCTCGTCAAGAAATACAAAAGTGTTCCGCTTACGAGTTCCCTGAAAGCTAGAGACAATGTCCTGGTCGCTAGGTCGCTTTCCGAATACCAAGAATTCTGCACCATTAGTACCATCCAATTTCCACGCCAACGTCTCCGTAATCCTACCAGGAAGTGGCTTATTGTTTACATCCGCTAGTCCCTTGTTTACTTTAAGGTACGCGAAGATCACCTTCTCGATCTGCGACAACGTAGGCGCGGACACAATGCACAACGTGTCAGCAGGAACACCCGTCGCCACAATCCACGTAATCAAATCCGACACCACCGCAGACTTGCCGCAACCGTTGGCGCTCTTCACCGCGGTGCGAGAAGAATCCATAAACCCGGCGACAATCTCCGACTGCTTCGAATACCACCGCTTGCCCAGCACGTCCCACAACCAAGCCTCCGGGTCAGTCTGGTACAACCTCAGCTTGCTCTTAGACCGCATCTCCCCGATAGCAGAGTCGAGAACGTCATTCAAATATGTTGGCATCCAAAATACTTCCAGCTCGCTTCAAACCCTGCTCCACCAAATCATCAACATCCTCATCCTCCGGCACACCCTCAAACGCTTTAAACCCGGCGATGATGTATTGTAACGCCGCGTCAAACGCCTGGGCAAATATCTTGGCGTGCGCTGCGGTGATCTTCTGGATATCATCGTCCACCAACTTACGCCTGGCGTCGAGGCGTTCGCTGACAAGCTTCAGCGACTTCAGCACGACATTCGCAACAGAAGCAAAATCCTTCATGTCAACCTCGTCCAGCATCCCGAACGCCTTGTCCTTCAAACTAGCAGCCTCAATCAGCAGCAGGCGCTCCTCCTGGCGGTCGGTCAGCCAGTCCTTGCTGTCCAGGAGATAGGCGATACGCTCCGCGATGTAGCCCGGCTCTAGTCCCGTGGCCTCGGCAATCTCCGCAGGCGACTTCCGGGCAAGGCTCAATAGCTTCTCGTCCAGGTTCGTGCGCTCCAGCTCCATGCTCACATTCTACCGTACTTGTAATGTATCTCCATAGCAGATACAAACCTAAGTTTGTTTTCAACAGCCCCGGATCGGCACGAACACGCGGATGTGGCTTGCAAATAGTATGCGGCGGGTGCTTTGCGGGCTGAATCTGCGCGAACGCGCGACTGTCGTTTTACCCCCTGC